GTTGCCGATAGATCCCGTACCCGCCGCAATAGTAGGAATGAGAACCGTACCCAGATAGGTCTCGGTCCACACACCCGTTCCTTGGATCGTGAAGACTGCGTTGGCATCCGTCACGACAAACGCTTGGATTTCCGTCTCAGTCCCAGCGCCAGGGTAATACTGGCTCCAGGTAGGCGTACCATTACCATCTACGTATCGACAACCTACGAAGATACCCAGCGCTGGATTCGCCGGCTGGGCACCACTTGTACCCGCTCCAACTGTACCGATAAGCGGTGTTGGAGCCGTTGCTAGGTACTCAACTCCGTGGTCAGCAACAAGCTTTACAAAGTCCCCATTGCTGATCCGAGTAGAGTACGCACTCTTGATGGGGAACTCCTCAAAGCCCCCTGTATTGTAGTTGTACCCGCCGTGCGTGACGGGTCGCATTCCATAAGCCATGTGGCTATCTCCTAAAAGATTCGACGATAGCCATCAGAGGTAAATCCCCTACTTAGTTATCGCCGAAGGAGATCCGCGACTTACGCTCCGATTGAAGCATAGGCATACGCGGATCTTGTTCTCTGAAGTAGTTGCGATCCACCATTTCCATTTGAGAATTTACTTCCTTCTGCCGATGCTCGTCGATCTCGATTCCGATCTCAGAGGGGCGGGCGCAGAGTAGAAGTCCTCCCACGACGACATTATCGGGGTAATCACTCCCCCTGTCGGACATCACTTTGAGTTCAGGATACTCTGCCGAAACGACAGGTTCCCATCCTTCTCGAAATGCCTGAGAAGCGTTCACATTGTCCGCCTCCCCTCGCATCGACACTCGCACATACCGGAAGTCCAACCCCTCTCGGGCGTCGGGATCAGGAAGCAGGGGTGCCGGTTTCCATGGTGTTTTTCGCTTTTCCGTATCGCGGGTCTCACGATTTTTCGGGCTTGACCCTTCCTTGCGCGATTCAGTCATTACTACCTCTCCTTTAGGAGTTGTTTGGCGTAGAGTTCTGGAGTGATACCCAAGCGCTTCGCGAGATCAACTTGAGTTGAGGTTAACTGCACTTTGCGGGGTCGCCCCGACGTTCTTTTCGCCGACGCCACCACCGTTCTCATTCGGGGACTCGCAGCGGGCTCCTCAGCACCGTTTTCGCCACCGAACTTATCTGGGAATACTGTCCTCAGTCTATCGTTTATGCGGTCGTAGTATTCATCACTCGTGGGGTCTACCCCATCCTTAGCAACCAACTTTTCGTGGACACCATAGGCGAATGATGTCAACTCTTCGTCCTTGCCGAACCATTTGTTCTCATCAAGCCAACTCTTCAACTTGGGATCATCGGGGGCTGGCCGCTCTTGCCTAACAGGAGGTGGTGCCGTCCTTCTGGGAACTTGCGGCACTGTCCTAGCTGCCACCTCCTTATCATACTGGGATCGAGTTAAAGCCTCTTGCGCGTCAACCAGTTTTTCAGGATCACCCTCTTCATAAGCGGACTTGTAATCCATCCTAGCTTTTGCCAGATCTGAATCTGCACGGTGCTTCATCTCCGAGAGGAGAACGCCCTCTCCCCTCTGTAGGAGATTTTTCAGTGTTTCATTTTCAGTAGCAACATGCTCAGCGTAACGAACGGCTTCATCACTCATGCGTTCAGCAGCTTCTTTGGATCGCCGCTCTTCGTGCCACTCGTACTTCAACTTCTTGATACGCTTCTGCGCTCGTCCTCCAACCTCTTCAATCTCTGAAGCCGAGTCATCCGAAGAAACAAAAGACCGTGGTTCCACCTGATCGTCATCAGGTCGGTCATCCACAACAGAAATCTCAACTTCAGGGTCAGGAATCGAACCAGAGTCGAAAGTATGCTCAGCAACTGCGTTACCCATCAGATCATCCATCGGCGCACTCATGCTCTAACCACTCCTCTTGGATCATCAACTACGGCTTCCACCGAGTCATCATTGATTATACGAAACTCTTTCCCACGGATTTTGAGTCGCGTTCCAGAATATGCGCGCATCACAATCCAATCCCCATTTCTACACCAAGGGCCATTTGGGAATCTCGTATTATCCGCATAGGCATCAGGACCAGATTTCATGACAAACCCGACAATGCTTGCGACGGATTCTGCATCACGTCGTTCGCCGGGAATGTACAAACCCGCCTCTGTGGTCTCCTGCACTTCAGGTAATGCGATAAGCAGCCTAAATCCAGTTGGTTCAGGTAACTGCTTTCCGCCTTCTAAGCTTTCAGGTACTTCGTTGCTGTACTGAATCGCTTCAGACATCCATCCCTCTTTCAATGCGACAAATTTTAAAGGGCATTGTCGTTAACCCAGCGTCCAAACGGACGAATCAAAAATCCTCATCATCAGAACCAGCCAACTCCTTGGCTTCTAGTTCCGCCATGGAAAGTCCTCGTATAATCCCACAAATATGACGGTATTCATCGTGGCTTGCAATAGAACCACCCGATAAATGGTTAATGTGGTCTTCTTTTAGTTCTTTAAGCCTACGTCCAAACGCTTCTGAGAAATGATCCACTATAAAATGTTCCTACTCACTTCTACGCGATACAATCTCTGAAAGCTTCACTTTTACTTTGGCAGTTTCGATCCGCTCGCGGGACTGTTCTTCTCTCTCGGAAGTCTTATTCGAGATCACTTCCTTGAGGATATCAGCTTCAATCTTGTCACTGGATATTTCCTCCTTAGAACTGATGCGCTCGCGTTCTACATCGTTGCGCTCATGCATCTTCTCGTAATCCAGTTTGAGCCGACCCTTCTTGTCCTCGATATTTGCCATCGTCTCCATCTCTCTAATCTGGAGTTCCTTCTGGCGCATCTGAACAATTGGGTCCTCGGCCTGCTCTTGGACTTCCTGCTGCTGCGCCTCTGCTTGGCTTGCCTGAAGAACCTTTTCGGCTGCTTGGGCAACAAGCCTGGACAGATCGTTCTCCACTTCGGGCGGAAGATTTTCATCCAATGGAGGCAGTGACGCTCCAAGCTGCTTTTCAATCTGAACTCGATACTCGAATGCAATATGCTCAGTAACATGCGAAGCAAACGATGCTTGGATTGCCGCTGCCGAAGGCGACTTCCCCACCAACTCCTGGATCTTAGGATCTTCCGATGCTGCCATATGGGCCGTGATATGCGCTTCGTGATCTTGCCATTGGAAAGCTTTTACCGGCTTCTCATTCAACATATCCATGTTTTCTGAAATGGGATCGCGGGCAGGGATTTCATCCTCAAGTGGAATGATCTGATCTGGGTCCTTGATCCCTAGAACATCAAGCATCTGCCGATGAAGCCGGGGTAGGTCGTACATCTGCGGAGCAGATCCAGCCAATTGCAGTGCAGCCTGATACTGCATGATTCTTTGAGCCATTGTCGCCGCATTCGGATCTGATACCGGGATCACGTCGATCCGATCATCAAAGTCCGACACGCTCATCGTCTCATCGCCATCTTGGTCATAGGGATACGAATGTGGAGCGTTATCCTTCACAATTCCCTCAAGAATCGCGAACTCTCGCTTCATCGAGGCGTGCAATCTGGCTTGAACCGCCGACATCACCTTCATGGACCGTTCAAGTAGGGCAAGCGTGGTGCCAACAGGTGCTTGTTGGTTCATATCGCTTATGTTCAAGTCTGTCAGGGAAGCAAACCGCCGCCCTTCTTCCACGATGTTGCCGAGAAGCTGATAAAGGACTCCCGAAGGCTCCTTGTACGGCAGGAAGTGAATATTGTCCCTGATTGCACCGCTCGGAACGTCTACATCCCGGAATTCTCCGGGTGTAATGGGCGTATCATCCCCTCTAATCCGTAATCCTCGCGTTTTGAGGCCACCAGGGAGATTATTCAGCGTTCCCGCATCTACCAACTGCCGCAAAACAGACGTTGCCGACTTAGCGATGCCACCGATCATGTGAATCAGTCCGAAACCATAGAACCCAAGGCCCGGAATGTACTCGTAATGGACAAAATGCTGACGTGCGAGCTGCTGCGGATCATCCTCGACCCAATTCCGGCGTATCGATAGGACTTTTCTAGATCCCAACTCAAGCGTCACTACGTAGGGTAGGGCGATCCCCGTCTCTTCATCATCCTTTTCGTGTTCAAAGCCTTCCAAGTCGATATTCACATGCATCTCAAGCAACGTGTACCGACCATCAAACTCATAGCTGGGATTTTCCCCAGTTAGTTTGTTGTATTCAGCCTGAACTTGACTGTCATCCGGGGTTGGGTTCCCGAGTTCAATGTCTGCGTAAAATCCATCCACTTGCAACTTGCGGACATCGTTTTTATTCCTACGCATAACGTGAGTAATGCGCTCTGCGGTATCAAGCGACGATGCCCCATAAGAAACCACGAGATCTTCCGAGGGAATAAACATTGAGCAGGGACGATCCATTGCTGGATCCCAGTAAACTTTTTTGAATGCAGAACCTGCCAACGGAAGCGAGAATAGAAGCTTCTCTGTTTCGGATCGGAACTCACTCATCACCTCTGTGACTAAGTAGTTCATGTACTCTTTAATCCGGGCTGCTTGTCTGGCCTTCTCGTCAGTGATCTTTCCTACAATCTTAGTTGCTACTGGACCAGACGCAGGGAAGATTTCACCAATTGCTTGAGACTGGAACCGAACTACCGCCTCGGTGAGGATGGGATGGGTGACTCCACAAGCGCCTTCCCACGGAGTTGTCCTCTCTTCTATTTTCAATCCTAGTTGCTTGAGCCCTTTAATGTAGGTTTCTTCCCAGTCGTGGCGACTGGTTTTATCTGAAAGGTAAGCACCGGATAGCTCTGAAGCTAGAGAGCTTAACGCTGAGTCATCCATGAACTCCGCAAGGTTTGAACCAAATTCTTCAGCACACTCATCAGAGTCGGGATTGAAATCAATAATAACCCCACCGTCTTCGGTTTCGATTACAACCGCATCAGGGTTCTCTATTTCAATAGTCAGCTCTTCCTCTTCAGGCTCTCGCATGAATGTAGAAGAACTGATAGGCGACTCCGAAAGCGCTCGGTC